AAGCACCTTTGAAACGTGCGTCTGGATCGGACGATTCATCGAAGTGGCACGAGTGGACGTGGAACTAATTTTCAGAAAAGACATCAAGCTTTTTCTCTGTGGCACGATGCGAGCCAAGGACGCCAATATCAGGCAAGCCTTGCTCGACAAAGTCGGGCCGCAGGGAACAAAGGCCCAGCCGGGGCCAACCTACGGCATAAAGTCCCACTCGTGGGCGGCACTCGCTGTAGCCGTTTATGCAGCGAACAACAAAAAGGAAAATAAAAAATGAAAATAACAAAAGGAAAGCAACAGCGCGCCCAGCGCGTAGTCATCTACGGAGTCGAATCCGTAGGAAAATCGACATTCGCGGCCAAGTTCCCCAGGCCGCTATTTCTCGACATTGAGCAAGGCACAAGCCACCTAGATGTGGATCGTTGCGAGATCAACACTTGGAAACAATTAACGGATGCGTTAACAGAGGCCAAGTCGACCGATTACAAAACCATCGTCGTAGACTCCGCAGATTGGGCAGAACGCCTATGTGTCGAAGACCTGTTGGCTACCAGCAAGAAAACCAGCATCGAGGACTTCGGATTCGGTAAGGGATGGGTGATGGTAGCGGAGCGCATGAGCCGGATGCTGTCCAGCATCGACCAACTCATCGACGCCGGCAAGAATGTCGTGATGATCGCGCACTCCAAGATCGTGCGCTTTGAAGCACCGGATGCATTAGCGGCCTACGACCGCTACGAGTTGAAACTTAGCAAGCAAAGCTCGCCGCTCTTGAAAGAGTTCGCGGATGAACTTTGGTTCTTGCGTTTTAAAACCAAGGTATCGACAAGCGACAGCGGCAAGGGGAAGGGCATCGGCGGAAAGGAGCGGATCTTGTTGACCACGCACAGCGCGGCCTACGATGCTAAGACGCGAAGCGGACTAGCAGAGGAACTCCCGCTGGAGTGGGCATCGGTCGCGCATCTATTCGAGGCCGTTGCAACTAAACAGCCGAAGCATATCGTCGAAGCCGACGAAATGGTCGGATGGCAAGCACGGCTCGCAGAACACGAAGGCGCGGTGAACCAGTTCCTAATCGGGCGCGGAGTCTTAACGAGCGAGCAGACATGGCGCGACTGCGCACCAGAGTATCTTGAGCGCGTTGCGCTTCGCGTTGATCAGTTCGTGAATACAGCTATTGAGTGGAGAAAGGCTAACCAATGAACATAGTAGCTCAATCAATTGCCAATGGAATTAAGTATATAACAATTCCAAAATTAAAGACTAAAGATAAAGTAATTCTAGAACCTAAAGTATTTCCAAAACCTATTTTTGGAGACATACCTCTTAAGGATGCAATGATTGCTTGGAATCCAAAAAAATATGGAGGACAAATTGTTGTAGTTCCTTGGTCTAAACAAGGTGGACGCTATTGCGATTATTGGGAATTAGATATGACCGTTGGAGCCTGCTATGGAGAATGGAGAGAAATAAGTCATACAAAAAGGCTTTTATGGTTATTTATTGAGGCATGGTATATTACTTGCCGAGATGGGGTAGATCCAATTGATATGCATAAAGCGTTGTCCGTGATTCCAGAATATATGGATACATGGAATGGTGAATCGTTGTTTGATGGGTTAATTAGAAAAGAATTATGAGCAAAGAAATATCACCTAGCAGTCTACCAAAACTTGCCGAATGCGCGCTCTTCGAGGGCGCAAACGGAACGAGTTCAGCGGCGGAGCGCGGAACGGCAGTCGACGTTGCGATCCGCAACCTTATCTCGGCAGAACATGACGTTGCAATCGTAGGCGAAGACGCCGGGGCGATCGCCTACGGAGTCGAGGAACTGACGCGCCTTGCAAAAGGATCGTTCGTTGAAACACGCGAGGAGTATCTGGCAATGGCAGTTCCTGGACTAAGTAAACTTGGAACAGCGGACGCAGTCTGCAAGGCCGAGAAGTGGGTCGCAGATATCAAGACAGGGCAGTTGCGGAATTACCGCGAGCAACTCGCGGCATACGCATTGGCGTGTATGGAAGATAATTTCGACACGTCATGGACAGCGCACGTTGTATACGTCGATCAAAAGTTGATTCGTAGCTACGATTTTACCTACGAAGAGGCCAAGCAAGGCACGCAGCGCACAATCGACCGCGCAACAAGTGCGGAGGCGAAGCCGACGCCTTGCGAGTATTGTAGCTGGTGTAAGCATTACAACAATTGCAACGCTATTGTGCGACAGGCTGAAAGTGCAGTCGCGCTTATTCCAGACATCAACGGCAACAGCATCGATGCGATCCGCCAGCGAATACTCGCAACAGCGGAAAGCATGGGAGCATTCGCAAAAGAGTGGAAGCTGGCCGAAAAAGAAATCGCAGAGCCGGTGCTAGGTCACCTTAAAACGAGACTCGAAAACGGAGACGAAGTGCCTGGATGGAAGCTCACCAGCATGAGCGGACGCAAGTTCGTGGAGTGCGAAGCTATCGCAAAGGCGTCGCAAGGTATCACAAAGGAGACATTAATCTTAGCTTTAGGCGGTAAGATGTCAGAAAAGAGTTATCTGGAACTCTGCGCCAATAACGGCGTAGAGCCAGACCAAACAGCAATACAAACCGGAGCGCATTCGCTCCAACTCAGACAAACAAAAATAAAATAGAAAAACAAAAATATGCCAACATACAAAGCATCAGAACCAAAGCAGGCCGCGATCTACTTCGTGGAGCCTGGAACATACGAAGTCGAAATCATCAAAGCCGTCGAGAAGACGAGCCAAGCAGGAAACCCAACGATCAAGCTGGATGTCGCCGTCCTACTCGAAGGCGGAACAACAGGGCCGACAATGTGGGAGCATCTCACATTTACCGCCAAAGCAGGGTGGAAGGTGGATCAAGTGCTGTCCAGCATCGGGCGCGCCGTCATCCCAGGCGAAGACGTGAACGTGGAAGCGGAAGACCTGATAGGCGAAAAAGGCGTCTGCGTCATCGGCGTTGAGGCAGGGCAGACCAACCCAGAGCATCAATTCAATTGCGTGGAACGCTGGCTTTTCGGAGACGAAAAAGCCAAATGGCTTGGCAACCGGCGCAAGCCAGCGGCCAAGACGGACAAGCACATTGTCGCAAAAAGCAACGGCTTTGTTGCTCAACCCTCCGACGAAACCGACGACATTCCGTTTTAAGAAATGAACGGAACTCTCTCACTCCGGCTTGTTATTTGCATGAATGAATGTCCTATTGGCCTACGTCTCGAAAGGGGCGATCCATTGCCAGTACACCAGCATACATACGACGACTCGCCAGAGGGGAGAGCATTGGCAGAAACTCACCTAGAAAGAATATCAGATTATGTTCGACGGCATCAAAAGCCTCGCAAAATTAGCAAGTAGATCACGCGAGCAGATGAACGATATGCAACAGCTCATCGAGTTGCTGACTGCACGAAACGACTACCTTACGCGAGACAACCACGAGCTTCGCGCACAGGTCGCCAGGCTAAACCAACTCCTATCCGGCAAATGAAAATCTCACAAGAATGGCGCGGCTATCCGCTCAGATGCTGGCCGAACCACCAAGACGACTGCGAGCGGTGGGACTACGAAATTCTAATCAACGGAGAGTGGCTTGAGGTTGTAACGCAGGCAACGCGGTGGATCGAGGAGGAGGCCGACGAGACGCTCCAGCGTTATTTGACAAGGCTGAAATCTTAGACTAAATTCAACTCGGCTGTGAGAAGCCTTCCAATACAGCAAATGAAACAAACTTTTTCCCGCAATACTTCCATCCGGCTCGCTGTTGGCCTATTCTCACATGGTTGTATTGCGGGATTTCTTTATTATGCACATACAAATAGACCCTGAATTCAAGGCACTCATTCCGCCACTATCAAAGGAAGAACTTGAACAACTCGAAGCCAACATCATCAAAGACGGATGCCGCGATCCGCTGGTGCTATGGGGTGAAATTCTTATTGACGGACACAACCGCCACGAGATTTGCACCCGCAATTCTATTCCTTTCAAAACGGTTGAGAAGAATTTTCAAAACAGAGATGATGCGATGGATTGGATGGACGCGAACCAACTAGGCCGCCGCAACATTCAGCCACAACAGGCCGATTTTCTTCGCGGTCGGATTTACAATCGCAGGAAGAAGGCGGTTGGGAAACCATTAGGAACAATATTGGATCAAAATGATCCAGTATCCACTGCTGAACAGGTCGCAGCCGAAACAGGAGTTTCGCCTGCTACGGTTAAACGTAACGGAAAGATGGCTGAAGAAGTTGAAAACGACCCTGAGCTTTTAGCAGCAATTAACGACCGGACAGAGTTCAAGAAAGTTAAGCGAGAAAAGAAGGAAAAAAAGCGTGAGTCTCGCAGGCAGCAGAATAGGGAGAAGATTGAATCCGCTCCAGAACCA